ACAAGTGATTCGGCTAACTCGTCTTCGGGCATCTGTCGCGAAGGAAGATTGGAGCGGACCTTGACGTGAGTAACGTCATGGCCATCAAAATATTCCTTCCCACAAGATTCTCTGAACTTTCCAGTCCAGAAGGATTTCGTGGTGTTAACTTTGAGGCCAAAGGCCTCTAGGTTATCAACGACAGAACGGGCATACTTACTGGGACATATAATATCGTCGCCGTAAGTGCGCACCGAACCGATCAGGGAACTTACGAACCTTGACCGGCTCACTGGGGTATTTTGCCCTAATGTTTCTTTATACGAGTTATAGCATCCCTGGATCGTTAAGATCAGGAATACCATGCTCTCGATAGGGAAACACAAGGCAGAACCCATAGACGCATACTTGGAGAGACGTATAACGCCTCTTCCAGGTACGTCAGCAAGCCGTGACCGTGTTGCGTCGACCGCCTCGAAAAGATCGGGGAAGTCTTGCAGCATGGCTCGGACGAGCTGATTAGAAACACGATCACTAGCATCACTCAAATCGAGTGTTGCAAGAGATCCGTTTAAGGATCCCAAACGAGCCATCTCCTGGTTAGGGAGCTGAGACTCGTAATTGATCAGGCTGCCGTACTGAGAAGTACGGACCGCCATCTCGAAGATGCCCTTGAGCCCCTGCTGCAGATACTGCATGTAGGAAGGTTCAATGGCTATCAATCGAGGTGTTTCTAACGTTTTAGGCACAGCAGTTACCTTAACGGGTACCTCCTGCGCCGGGTAGGATGGTCGACCACCATCGTCAAGATCGTTAAGATAGTGACGATAGCTAGAATACGCGTATCTCCCAAAGGGAAAAACGGATTCTTGCCGGTCAGGCCACGCCGGTTGATTCCACTTAGCATTTCCGCTAAGTCGATCAGCAACGACGCCAGGACCGTGCTTTGGAATCATCTCGCCATTGATCAGTAAATACTGCCAATGACGAAGAAGATCACCAAAAATAACATGGGACCAAACACGAAAATCCACGTGAAGTGGATCGTCTTTGGACCATGTGATATAACGGTTCTGATCCTCAATCTCGATGTATTTGTCGAAGGCAGCTTGCGTGCGCTTTTCAGTGCATTCAAGTTCCACCTTCTTCATCATTCCAGTTACCTGGAGAAGGACGCGAATCGCTTCGACGTCCGGATCATCGAGTAATACACCAGTGATCGAATCGAACACAAGCTCAAACCATCCTCTAAATAATAGGGGAAGTTTGCCACTTTTCGGGAAACCCGAAAAGAGGTACGGAGCTACCAATCCAATGTCTAGGGCCCTTTGGAGGTCCTTGGACATTTTAGGTAAGGTTATCGTGAGAAACGATAACCCTTCGTGTTCAATCCGCTTCTCGATAGTTTTTCTATCAAGAAGGGTGCTAATGCCGAACTGAGTTCCTGATTCCTCAAGAACCCTCAGGTGGAGATCAATTAGGCTTTTCATGGCTAGCTCCTTACGGGGCTTGGTCATCCGAGCATGATATCGATCTCTTGCGAGAGTACTATTTCTAGTACACCCTCAGTGACGCGCCGTTCTCCTCGGAGAGGATTTCGGACGCGTGGCCAGAGCAGTAAATGCTCCGGTCAGTACAGTGAGCAAGACAACTCCGGAGCCCAAGATTCCTATCCCTTTCAGGATAAGATCGAGGGCTTCGTAGGTGACTATGCTTCACCACCAAGAAGTTTGATCAAGTTGCTGTTCGTGCTGGCAGTAAGCCAGACAGCGAGTGCAGCAGCGAGATCCTTCTGCTGATCCTGCGTGATTCCCTGGACAGGGAAATCAGCCACCACGTAGAACGATCCCGAAACCGGGACGTTGTTCGTTGGGGTGATAGGGTCAACAGAAAGGAACTTCGTGGACAGTTTGGCAGTACGCCGGTTCCGCTTTCCATAGGAATGCTGAACCTGAAGCGTGACAGAGGAATCAGGAGTCTGAAAGACTCCATTTCCGATGCCAGAGCCGACTCGCGGAAGCGAGGTGGCAACGCCGCCAATTGTTACTGATTGAGGATCGCTAAACATGCTATATCTCCTTATTTCCGCACTATGCGGACTAGCGTGGCAAAACCACGATTGACATAGGAGTTGCCAAATAGCAACACCTAACTCCTCAGCGGACGTTTGATCCGTTGTTAGAGGAGGGCTCTGTCGTGCCGGGTCATTCCCAGCGCGGCAAGTATGGCCCACTGCTGAGTTGTAAACTCAGCAGGATTAAGGCCAAATCCGTAAGGTGTAGCCCGAACCCTAAGCTTTTGATCGAAAATTTCGTTCATTAGAATAGGGCCAGTCGGACCAGAACGAGGTCTGATACCGGAGTGGCTATAGGACCTGACAACGCGAGTTTCGCGCATCAGATATCCCCACCTTAAGACAAGACTGTCCCGGCTAAAAGCGCTAACGTTGGCAAGAACATCTCCAACATTAGTGAAATAGTCGAGCAGCCAACTGTATGGAGCCAGCTGGTACGCCAGATCGATGGTTAAACCATCGACGCCAAGTAGTTTCCTGGCAATCTGGGCACCATAAGCCAACTTTCCGCCTGGGGACAAAACCTCAGATAGATAGTAGCTATAGGCGCCCGAGAACCAATACCTTTCAGTTTTGGTCTCGGTCAAACTAGCTGTTCCGTATGCATCAACCTCAGGGTTTGCAAAGAAATCGTGAGCCCATGGAAAGACGAAGTAAGACAACGTCGATGTTCCATTGACTTGCACATTCGATGCACTAGATACCAATCTAGTACTCTGAGTTTGAGCAAATTCCCAACGGCGCCGGACAACACGTCCGGAATCACGCACATACTGAGCAATAATGTCGTCCGCATGGACGATAGCTCGGCATATCTTCAACACATCTGAGACAGTGGGCGACCATCCGAAAACCAAGTTTAGGTACTCATCAGCGCTTCCGCTAATGAGACCACTTTGGTTCAAAGAGGTCGTCTTCTTGTCATACACCTTAGGTGTTACCAGAGGCCCTTTTGCAAAGGCCAAACCTGGCAGACGTGGAAGATCTCGTAGAGTTTCTACGAGGAGTTGCGTGATATTCGCCGCCGCTTTGGTCGGTGTGGTCTGGCGAATGGCTTTAGTGCCATAAGTCAGATCTATAGGACCAAAGTCGTAATCACGATCGACGCCGGGGATATCATCCTCGGGGACGCTAAGAGTTAGAGGACCCCGCCAAAAGGCGGAGCCCCTTCCTCTGATATTCCAATCAGGATGAGAAAGAATTAACTTTCCCTTCCTGGTGGAAAATTCGTGACCACGATCATGGACTCGATTAAATGATTCCGAATTCAAGGCTAGAAACTGCCTCGGATCGTACTCATTTAGAGATCCATTTGGATCACTACTTCGAAAAGAAGTAGTGGTTTGGGAGTAACGACGGGTCATTGCATTCGACGTAGAAACATCCGAATCACTAAGGAGTTTCTGCTCGTAGAGATAAGAACCATTAACACTTTCGTGTTTTTGCTTCAAATTTCTATTTTGAGTGTAAATACCGTCCATACAGTTCCTCACGGATTAACTAAATAGGAGCCGGATTGGGTACACTGTGTACCCGGCTCAGAGGTTTTCGGCAAAAAGCGCCGGGTGGGTCCTTAAGGGGCC